TTACATGTTATTTCCTTCTCAATGGTCTCTATTGATTTTACCACTTCGTCGTGCTTATCAATGAATTTCATTGCGGGTCTAAGCACTTTCATCCATACACCACCTAAAAAGGTAGCCAAAGTCCCTACCATCGTCACCAATAATGTTATATCTTCGGCTCCCACTTTATTTCTCCCATGTGAAAAGAAAAAAATAGGGCGACCACGGTGATCGCCCTGTGAAAGATTAGGATATTAGAATCCGTCAACTTCAAAGGCGTCTTTAGCTTTGTATTGAGCTCCTGAAGCTACAGGGTTTCCATACATAAAGGTAAGTCTACCGGGGATACTTCTTGTTCCTTCTATTTCACTTGCTACGGCAGCAGTTCCATCACTAGGATTAGTAAACGCTAAAGCATCTCCAGCATTTGCGGCCTTAGTGCGGTATGAGTGAATTCCAGAATCTACTGGTGCTAATACATTGATGTCGCCAGAAACATATACACCAAACTCTTTGTCTGATATTTTGGTTCTAGGACGTCTCTTGCCAGCATGTTCAGTTTCGCCAGCTCCCCCAATAAGATCAGTAAATGCGTCACCAGAAAGTTTCTGTGTCACATTACCACCCATCATAACCCAAGTAGTACCATTGGTAGGGTCGTTATTTGCGTTGTACGCAATAGCTCCAGTTGAGCCGGTGTTGGCCTTCTGGACACCAACACGATCAGTATACTGGTCACCCGTTCCGTCATTTGCGACTACTTGTGAGCCGGGGCCTGTCGCTTCTGAGTCATCAGCAGCGTTCATGTTAATAAGACTCTGATCGTTCTTGATTACACCAGTGTCTGTATCAATGTTTCCAGCCTGAGCGACTGTTCCACCTTCGACTTGAGCGTCTTTCGCAGCTTTTGCGTTAGCATAGGTGGTAGAGCTAGTAGTAGATTTAAAAGCCATAATAGCCTCCTTATAGTAGTAAATAAAACTAAATTAATTTCCATTCCGGCTGATAAATCCTGTTTTTCCTACTTTAATTATACACGTTAACGTATACGGTTTGCTAGTTTAATCAGTGATTTTTTGATTTTTCTCCTAGCAGTTTCTCTGTTCTGATTATGCTTCTCAGCAATCTCTTTTATAGACATGCCACTAAGCCTGTCTAGTATCATCTCCCTTTCAGGCATTTGGTCTATCTCTTCCTGTAGCTCAAGATCAAACTGATGGTCTCTATTCTCAGGTATGTTTGAATGAATTTTTCTGTAACTATCGTATTTCGAGTTAAACTTTAACTCCCTTAGACACTCTATAACAACACCCTTGTAAAGATAAGTGAAGAACTTTGCTCCACCGTTGGGCTTGTAGTGCTGGTGCGCTTTCCAAAGCGCGTTTAAATGGCAAGTAGTTATTTCGTCTTTGCTTAATTGTCCTGAAAAAGACCTAGACGCCTTGTTCATAATCTTTTGTACTTCTTCGTTATCAAACGATTCTTCAATCTTTATCCCTATCTTTTGATTCATAATCTTCCTTTTTGTTAATAGAATTTTCAATATGTTCTCTTACGTTTTTAAACTCGAACATCTTACCAACCCCTATAAAAAATCTGTACCTACTAAGAACTTTCAACACCTCAATGCCGCCGATCTTATTAAGAACTTTTTTAACTGAGGGGGTTATATCAAAATTTGTGTGTCCTATCCAGCAGTCGTAGTTAGACAGCATAGAAATTTCATTCGCCAACTCGTCTGATATTGGAACTGGCAAGATAAAAGTTCCTTCTTCGTCTACTGCGTTTTCGTACTCAGCGAAGTCGTTTGTGTCTTGGTCAGGAGTTTCCTCCGTAGATATTATCTTTTCAGCTGCTGACTTCATTATTTCTTGGAATAACGGCGAGGCCAGCTGGTCTTCTAGTGCGCTTTCGTATTTTTGCCAGCCTATTTTTTTCGTAATCTTCATGTGAAACTCCCTTAAAAAGCATCTTCTGGCGTAACGCATGGCTCCTCTTCATCGTCACCACTGTCGGATATGTCGTTGCTTAGATTAGAAAACACGTCTGCCGCGTCTAGTAATGCCACTATCTTAAACAGTACGTCTTCTTTGTCATCTTTGAGTAGGCCGTCTCTTACCATTTCAAATGTTGGTAAAAAAAACATAGAGCCAACTAAGCCCATGAGAATAGTTGCTAAATTTTCGATAGAGCTTTCTTTGTAATCTTCTAGTACTATGTCTACTTTAGCTATACCGTCTTCAACAAAGAAAGAAACAACAGACCCGTAATCAACTTCTGGCGACTCCGCTCCCGTTGGTGCATCCTTCTCTTTGTCAGCCTTTTGCTTTTGTTCCTGTTCTTTAACTATTTTTTTAAAATATTCAAACATTCTCCAAAATCTTTACCGCTGAATTGTCCCAAGTAAATCTGCCTGCAGCTTCAAGCCCTCCATTATTGATTCCTAGAGAGCCACTTTGTTTCAGTTCGTGAATATTCTTCATATGGTCTGCAATCTGGTTTATTTGGTCGTCACCAATATGCGCCCAATTCCCAGTCTTTCCGTCAAACCACTTTCCGTCAAACGCCTTCTCTGTCTTATCTATCGACACCAAGTAAGCATTATCTTTAGAACAAAATTCAGTATGTGCTGAAAAATCTGTCGCTATAACATGTTTGCCACAAGCCATGAGTTCTAACAGTTCTAAATTCCACCCTTCAGCTCTCGATGGAAATACTCCGCAGTCAACCAGCGACATAATATTATACACTTCTTTAGTTGTCTGTACCCTATTAATCAGGCTTACCTTATCCCCCAAAGGTGAGGATTTGTATACATTTTCCCAGTCCGCTGATTCCTGCTCTGTGTAAAACGGGTTGTCGCACATCATCCACAATTCTACGTTATCTTCACTTGAAAAGGCTCTATTGAACGCTTTTATTAATACGTCATGCCCTTTTCTTACCTCCCACTTACCGCAGTTAAAGAATATTGTAGCATTGTTTTCCTGTTTGTCAATAGTTGAAGGCCTAAAAATATGAGGATCTACGCCAAGCGGGATCACCTTGACATCCTTCTCATCTCTACCTACTTGCTCACAGACTATTTTTTTAGCCCACTCTGAACAGACAAATATTTTATCTAGATAAGAAAGATGATGTTTTTCTATGGGTTTGAATCTGTCCAGCTCAAATATAGGGAATCCTATCTTCTCACCTCTACCAACAAATTCAGACATATCGTGCTGATGCCATATCCTAATACACGGAGCTTCCCAATCTGGAAAGTGCCCATTGTCAAAAGCTTTTTGGATATATTGCTCATCCTCTTCTGAGCTTAGGCTTGGAGAGCCAATAACCTTCAAGGCGACATCCGTCTTTCTAGACAGAGACTTTACTAGGTTTATTCCAACTATCCCGTAGCCTAAAGTGTTTATTGGGCTTATAATATTTATCATCTTCCATCACCTATTAGCGAGCCACTTGGATGGCACCCGCCCTTAAAAAATCTATCTTCTAGTATTCCAGTAGTAAAAACTTTCAGTCCTCTATCTTCCCAAGAAAGAGCACTGGAAAGTCCATCCATAGGACAAGGCATTGATTCGTTCTCCATGTACGAAACTAGAGCTTTTAATGCTTTCCTTGAATATAATATCGCAACAGTCCCTCCCCATTCCTGACACCCAGTTTCCAGTCGGGGGTCTTGGCTTATGATGGTTCTGCGATTTGACTCTGCATGGTAGGCTTCTGGAGGCTTCCAGCTACAAAGATGAACAACGTCTATATCTAAACCGCCTAACAATGAAGAGAGGTCTTCTCTCCATCCTTCTCTCCTCTCCACGTCATCCTCAAGTATTAATGCAAAATCATGATTCTCTCTTATAGCTTTTTTCGCTACTAGGTAGTGTGATAAAGCGCAGCCAAGTTCTCCCGCAGTCAGTGGCCTGCTGTCTTGCTTGCATGTAGATGTCATTACCCAGTTCTTGAGCTTCTGTATATACACCGCCTCAAACACCTCTACGTCCTGATCTCCCCAGTTCTCCTGAACAATTCCTATTCTGGGAGACGAGGTTATGACATACGTTTTTATACGGTTAATCGCTTCTTTGGTTGCTGTAGCCATAATATTTCCTATAAAACATATTCTGTTGGCGAGTAAAGTGTGAACAAACTCGGGTTTAAAAAGATTTTATTTTTATTTTTTCTCATCTGTTGATGAAGAGACACATGCTCACAGCAGATGCCTTCGTCTTCAGAATAAGGCCTGTACTCGCACTTTATAAGATCCTTGAATTTGTATATCCCTAATCCAGAAAAGTTTGAATTTACCTCAACGAGAGGTTCGCCCTTCTTGAATACCATTGAATTGTGCATCATGTGTCCGTCAAATTTCTCAACACCAATGTCTCTGAAAGTCCATGTGTCAAAAAATAACATCTCTTCTTTTACTGTGAAAGAGCCCTCATCATTCTTTGCTTGTAATTTTTGCAGCATAATTCCATTGGCTGTCATTGCTGACCAGTTCTCGTCAGTAGAAAAACTATGAAGAAATCCTTCATAAGACCAGCCACCAACCATGTCTAGGTCAATAACTACCACAAAATCTACGTCCTTAAAATGTATGTGGTCTAAGTAGACGTTTCTCAAGTTTGACATCAAGGAAGCTCTCTCCATACTCATTGCCGAGCCTCCCTTATTGTCATACCGGCTTTTGTCTTTGACTTTAGGCGTTATGACTTCTACATTTTTGTGTGTAGACGCATAGAAAGAAAGTATGTCTTTGGTTTTATCCACTGAGTCGTTTTCTACTATGACCACAGAGGATTCTTTAAAAAATTCTCTAGTCTTTTCTATTCGGGCTATGTTGTAAGGTAATATATTTTCTACATCTCTGCACAACCCACAGAAAACAACCGAAGATGACTCACACACCCGTTGTCCGCCTGACACACCGTTGTAAAAATCAATCGGTGAGCTTTGAATCATTAAGGATTCTGGGAATTGTGACAGGTGGTATTCCTTAAACATGTCTAAAATCACTGGCCCTCGTCAAAATTGCGTATAGCTCTTGGAACGTAATCCTTCTGTCCACACCGTTGTCTGAAATTATCTTTGCTGACTTGCCCATCTGTTTGCACATTTCCCTGTCGTTGTAAAGCATGTTAGAATACATCGCCAGCTCTTCAAGAGTGTAGCACAAGAACCCATTTATTCCATGTATTATGTCTGAGTAAAGACCGCTATCAATCATCGACACGACAGGCGTGGCGTTAGCTAAGCTGTCTTGTATTTTAATCTTAGACCCAGTGCCTAAGACAATGGGGCAGATTGAAAATGCACATTTTTCAAATACCTCAGCTGTGTCTTCAACAAACCCTATCATATTCAAGTTCTCATTAGTGGTCTCAACATGATTAACGACATTTCCTATTATATCTACCGGATTCTTTATGTGCTTATCTAATAATTTTACCGCCTGAACATTGAACGGGTTGTCGGAACCTAAGAAAATCGGATTATTAGAAAAAGATTTTTCAGTTATGTTCGATTCACTCAAATTTGGTATATAGCAATCCTTGCTTGCTCCTAAGTTAGAATATTCAAGTTCGGTTATGTAGCTAGTAATAATATCCCGTTTGCTATTTCTAGGCTCACCCCTTTTAAAGGAATGTAAAGCCCTCAGTTTTAGTAGGTCGTCCTCTATAGAGGCGTACTCTTTGAGCGTAGACCCGAGAGAAATGTCGTCTTGAGAGTCAACGGTACTTGATCTTTCAGACAGAAATCTGTATGCCTTGTCTGTTAAAACATCCTCATAGTGAACAACAACCAAATCATAGCCTTCGGATGAAACTTTACTTATTATATATTCTGACCATTCTTCGACTATATTCTCAAACGTGCCCTCTGGATTAAAAATATCTAAATGTTCCACGCCAAGACTCTTTGCCTTCTCAACGTGCTTGTCCTCCCATTTATTCCACTCGTCTTGCCTTGAAAGTAAGTGAACTTCACACCCTACTTTACCTAGTGCATTTATTGTTTCTATTGCTCTTTGATGACACCCGTGAGACCCGTCTAACGGAAGATGAAAGATGCACGCCGCCTTATTCTTTTTTAAAGATCTTGGCTTGAAAGTGGCTCTCTCTAAAAACTTATCTATGGTCTTCTCAAGCCCAAACCTAGAGAAGAACTTCAGCATTTCCTTTGAGCCATCAACTGCGGTTACGCTCATGCCAGCTGAACTAAAAATAGTGGAAAGCAGCTTTTGTTTTTTCAAGTTGTCGTCTGACTCATGAATAACCTCGAACAAAGTCATATCGTCTAAGTCATCTTCAATCTTGAGGTCTATAAAACTCTTGTTTGAAAAGTCTTCAGCTACAGCCTGCTTATTTAACAGCTCTGAGGAGCTGGGTAATTCATTCAACCCTTTTCTGATTAACATTACTAGGCAAGCAAGATCAATGTTTGACTTAGTTGTTAGTATACATGGTTGAGGCATATTTGATATTGAAAGCCTTTCTGTGCAGATTTCTCTCAAGGAAAAATGTCTGTTCAGGCAGTTTGAAATAAATACGTCTGAGTTAAAAAACATGGCATCGTCGAGATGGTGTATTACTGATACGTCGCTCAACTTATCTATGTTCTTTGCCTTGATTGCAAATCCAGCCCATTGCCTAAAGCCGTCCACTCCTCTGAAGTGTCGGCTCTCAGTTCTATTAACAGCTCTGCTCTCCAGAACTTTGCTTTCGCTAAAAACTATGTCCTCTACATTAAACCCATGAACACCCAGCGCTGTGTCGTAGCAGTCTTTCAAGATAGAGAATGAATCTATATATTCCTCTACCATTTGTTCTGGGTAAGAATCTAAGCACGACTGGTCTAAAAATAATATTATGTCATCTTCTTCTAGTTCCAAGTCAGAAGAGATCAGCCCCAATATAGGTGTAGCAAACCCAGAATCAGAACACTCATTTACTATTATGTTATCTGACAGGGACTTCATGGCGATAGAGACTGTTGAAGACACAAAATTGTGATACTTGTCACATACATTTAGTACGACTAAATCTACAGGAACTGTTTGCTTGTAAAGCAGGTTGTCCACCTCTTGAGACACCTGATATAGGTTTGGTGGAGTAACATAAATTGATGCTATAATCATTGCTTCTGTTGTATACCTTTGATCGCTGCTACCAGAGTTTCGTGTACCATCTTTTGCACGTTGTCAAAATGTTCAGCGCAAAAAACTTTTCCTGCCTTTGCTATACTTCTACACAATTCCTCACCCTGAGGCGTGTCTAGATAGTGAAACAAATCCAACCAATCGTCCATGCTTGTTTCTATGAAGTGAACATTCGGCTCTAAAAAATAGTCGTGCAACTGAATCCAGTCGTCTTTCCTGTTAATGTACACAGGGACAGAGTTACTTAACATCTGCCAGTATAGACGGCTGTAGCATAATGCGTATCCATCTATGTTAATTAGGAACCTATGTTGTAATTGTTCATTTAGTGGTATGTTACCAACAAATGAATATTGACTTGCGTTTGGAAACGCCGACATGTCAACGTCTCCGACAATTTGGTTTATGTATCCATAGTGTCTGGACGACCCAAAAACCATCTCGCAATATTTTAGCCTGTCGCCCCAACCGCTTGATGCTCCAACAAAAAAGCTAGACAAGTCTTTTTGCTCATATGGTATGTCTGATTTCTCTACGCCTGCTAACGCAGACTGTATCATCCCCGAAAAAAAATCTATATTAGGGATGGTTATTGACTTATCATCTTTACTCTTGCAAAAACATAGAGTCGGAAACTTCTCTGCCAAAGGGAAATTACATGCGTGGTCACATGTGTTTATCAGAAAAGTGACTTCTCCAGAGATCTCTCTAGCCACATTTGCTAAATACGGGAGGATCTGATTCATTCTTATGTGGTGTACGCGGTTCGTGTTGGCGCAAGTGGGATAAAGGACACCATCTTTTATTTTAATTAAAGCGGTATCATTTTCTCCTAGCAGACAGTCTTCTGTCGGTATAGTATCTGGACAGTCTACTAGCTGTTCTTGAATGATGTCGAGAGCAGAGTTTAATTTCATGGCTTCCTCATGGCTACAGAAAGGAAGTCTTGAACAGAAGTTGTCCCCTCGGATAAATGTGTCATGGTTAGCTTCTTTGCTTCTGTCTTTTTGTAACCAATAGCCACCAAGCTGTCTACGCAGTCCATAAACAATGGGTGCTGTGTTGGGCAATATCGTGTGACTTGCGGCGATTGGGCTGCTGGAATCTCGTAATCTACAAACTCGCCTAGTATAAACAAGTCATTCATTGGGGGCTTCGATGGCTTGTACTTGGTTGGGTTCTTAACACCATCTAAAAAAAAGTACAGACACAGTAAAGCAAAACATGAGGCAGCAACTTTGCCAACTATAAATAAAAACATTAGTTATTTTCTTTCTGTAAGACTACTGCGTGGGTTTAAGTCCCTAACTTTATTAGCGTCGGCTAAAACCTTAAGGAATTCGTACTCTTTATCTGGCTGATGTAATGGGCCTTGAGGTAGTGAGTCGCCGTAGTGGTTTTGTTCTAATCCATCCCACCAGTCGAACCCATACAGGTGAACTAAGCCAAACTCCTTAACTAAGATGTGGACGGCTATGGCTCCGGTGGAGTAAGTGCCGTATTCCGTTTGTCCAGTGATCTCTTGCATCTCAGAGATAAGGTTTCTGGTCGTCTTAATTGTTTTGGGGTACAGTTCTAGAAAAGTAGGATATTTAATATCATCTTCGGGTCTCCAATGCCAACTGTGCCAGTACGTTCTAGAGAATTCTAAGTCTTCGCTGGCCGGTATGTGTATGTTTTTAATGGCTGTCGTGAACCAAAAATCAGTCTTTGTTCCAACCCACTCCTCAAAACCATTTAAGTTGTAGTGATTAAACCGCACTACTAAATCAAACGTGTCAATCACTTTGCCTAAACGCTGATTGAGGACACTCGACCCGTTTCCTATCAATACTACAGATGGCTTATCATTCATCTTCAATCCCCTTTAATATATTTAGTGTGGAGTCAGGGTTTTTTACTGCATAATAGCGATCTGACTTCATAGCTATTGCGTGATCGTTTCCGCCTTCTTCGCATTTATCACCAAAAAAACAAGTTGATCCTTGAATACATTTCAAAACCTGCGACTTATCTGCGCCTTTTCGATAAATATCTATACTTATCTCTCCGCCAATACCAAAGTCCAAGTCAGGGTACTTGAAGGATAGGCTTCTTACTATATATTTTCGCTCTTCATTAATTTCATCCCAGACAAAGTATTTTCTTCTTTGCTGAGGCGTGGCTTCTCTTCCAATAGTTGATATATTGACCATGCCTACCCGTTCTTCAATGTTCAATCCGGCTGTGCCATACCAACGACTAGCCTCTAGCAGTTCTAAGATGTCAAAGTGTAGGTCGGCTGACATTCTCCAGCTTGATTGCCATCTTAACTTGCCTTGTTCGTAGTATTGATTTCCACAGTTTTGAAAGGAGCCGTCAACGTATCTCCATAAAGGCTGACCAATTTGCTCTATTGTTTTTTTGCTGTCTGAACCAGTCACTAGGAAGACTTTATTACCAAGCGATCTCTGCTCGTTGATCCAGTCTACAAAAAAATCTTTAAAGTCACTAGCCATTGGCTGTCTGGCGTATGTAAGAGTTCCGTCTACATCGAAAAGGTAATTAATCATCTTCTTCTACTTTTTTTCCGTCCCTGTCTACCGTTATCCAACCGCACCCCTCACATAGGCAAAAATACCTTTCATTCCGTCTAACAATTCCTGCAAAATCGTTTTCTAAGGCTTCTTCTTCGGTTCCGCAGAAAAGTTCTAAGCAACAGTCATAACAAAAACTAGCCATGTTTTCTCATATCCTTAACTAAAGAATAGTAATCCAACTGTGACGAGTCAGGAGTTATCCTAACAACTTCCCAGTCGGGGTATTGTAATTCAGCCTTTGTCTGAGCATCTTTTATATTTGCACCCTCGACATACTTGATCTTGTTTTCACCTCTACGGTTTACCATGTTTATTATATATTTTCTCATATCCTACTATTCCACTTTTTCTTGGCTTCAACCCAATCGTCAGCAGAGCCACTCGCTCCACCACAATCTTCGCACTCGTACCAGTAAAGACCTATACTCTCCATCGCTTCTGCCTGCGGATGACCACCACAGAATGGGCATGGTAGCATTGTGTCTTCTGTAAATTCTATTACGTCTATGTCATGTTTGCCACATTTTATGCACCATATTGGTTTATTGTCTACATCTACAATACGGTTGCAGCAACTTAATAAATATTTCATTCAAACCTCCAGAAGTAGACTTGGCAGGACTCGAACCTGCGACAAAGGGATTATGAGTCCCCTGCTCTAACCAACTGAGCTACAAGTCCTTAATTAGTCCCAACTTTTTTCTTATCATCCAAAAAAGGGTTTTCAATATACTTTTGTGTTTCACGGTGTTGCCATTCTCATAAAGGCCGAAATGTTTAAGAGAACATTCAGCACAAAAATGTTTGTGGCATATTCTACACCTATAAGCATCTTTATAGCTTATCAGAGTTTTACATTCATCACAATTAATTTCCATAAGTATCCCATAGGAGAATTGAACTCCTGTCTTCGGCGTGAAAAGCCGATGTCCTAGTCCACTAGACGAATGGGACAAACAGACTAAGACTGGCAGTACTGATATTATCAGGATATGCACATTGATAAAAATAAACCAGTCTCAGCCGTTGTATAAAAAAAGCCCTCTTAGCTGTTAAGCAAGGTGGGGCAAAACCTTTGATGCGCTCAGAATATATAACTAAAATGGAGCGCTATCGCCAGAACCACCCTTTTGGGAGTTCGGGCCGAGAGAGATCTCGTCAGCCATCACGGAGTAGGAAGTTCTACTGACACCTTCCTTGTCTTGGTACTCATCGCTTTTGAGTTTGCCTTGCACCGAAACCAAACGCCCTTTGAGCAGGTATTGGTTAAGGCTCTCCGCCATCTTGCCAAAGCAAACCACATTCATGAAAAGCGTATCGTCGTTTCGTCGGTCATTTACTGCCAAGCGAAACTTTGACATCGACGTGCCTTTTTTAGTGGTGCTTTGTTCCGCATCTTTAGTGACACGGCCAGTCATTAATAAACAATTAACATTCATTCTAAATCTCCAGTGCTGATAGAATTCTTCCTCGTACTACTTGGCTATTGCCTCTGTTTGAATAGTTTGTAGTTGCTTGATAAACATTTTCTGTAAAAGTCTTAGTTAAACCCAAGTCTTTTCCAGCTTTAAGTGTGTCGCGCTTGTTGGAGCCATAGGTTCCTAAACCTTTGCGATACGCAACAGCCGTAATTGGGTTTAGTTTTACACCCTTAGCTTTTCCTCTAGTGCCTACAGCACTAATGGTTTTGTTCTGCGCCACTTCCCAGTTATAGGTAGCGGACACGGTTGACAGGCTGTCGTAAAATTCATTAATCTGCATTTAATTCTCCTTTTAAATTCCTAATGCAAAATCCTAAGAGCCGTCCTCATCGGACTCAGTAAGCTCTCCATATCCTTCTTCCAGATATTCTTTAAGTCGAGCAACTTCAGAATCAATAGTTACCTTCTGCTGCTCAAGTTGTGCGATTTGATTTTCTACATTTACAAGATGTGCTTTTGCCATCTCTTCCGCTGTTGGCATAGTGTTCTCCTTTTTTTATAAAAATTATTAGTTTCACGGGTTTTTAGGGTCATCTACCCCCACCGTGTTGATGTTCAATTAAGAGTCTAACAATAATGGTTTTTGCTTTCGCCATGACCCCCTAAGTTGATCCTCACCAGAGCTTAGAATTGTCACCATTGTTATCGGCAGGGATTGTGAGTCCCGTCAGGGTCGTGCAGGTTTGGCTACCTACTGGCCTAACTCTTACGCTGGCTCCCAGCGTTCTATCGTATTCCTCTCCAACTCTGGTTCTAGGTGTAAACCTGTAATGCACCTCCACATTTCTCATGGCCTGTGTTTGTGGTACAAAACCGATGCCCTTTTTCGGTAAGGCAGAAGCTACGAAATCTTCACACCTTATTATAGACCACCGAATACTTGTCGGCACAATTTTTTCAGAGCTTTTCCATCTTTGATAAAGGTACTATATAGTTCATTGGCAGGTTTGGTCTGTACTGTTTTGTTTTTTTAAACAAATCGAAATCCTCTCTTGTGATCCTACCCA